CTCTTATATTTATCATCTAACTCACTGTACATTTGTTCAGCAGACATATCTTCCCACCAACCCACGGAAACATAACTATTAATATGCTTAGAGATCTCCATCAAATAATAATTATATCCCTTCTTCTTGACAGGTGCTTTCATCTTCCAAACAGGAATGATGAATGGTATCAAGTGTCTCCATCCTAGTGGTGGCTTGATATGTGCATTGTTAGTATCAACAAAGAAACAATCATCCGTTGATTCTAAGGTAAGACCAATCTTCCCTTCCGCTTCAGGAGTAACCTCAGTATACTCTGTGTGAGGTGCAACAACTATCTTCTGCGGAATCTCCTCTGGAAAGAGATACTCAACAGTATTAGGTTGGTACAACCTACCTGACATACCAACACCTATCCAGTCTCCCTGATAGATCTTATCAGTTCTAGGAAGATACTCCAAGCACAACTTAAGAATATCTGCCACTGGTCCTTTATGATTAGTTGTTATATCATCAACAGTATAGTTTATTAATACTCTTCTCTTATTAAAGACCGACTTAGTGCCAACAAAGAACTGTCCATTAGCAGGGTTAGTACCCCATACTATAGCAGGTGCTCCATCCCATTTGACAGACAACCTCGTTGCCTTAACCAATTCTCTAAGTGTCTCCCAAACTACCTTCCTTCCGTGCAAAACTGAATCTTCTGGATGACGAAGGTGCTTGTTTGGCATAGGTGTCTCTCGATTACCCCTGTATTATAATCCATTTCAGAGGGTCGTGGGACAGTAGTGTGCCAGTTTGTTATTTGACCACCACGTAGAAGCAAGATTCCCAGATCTTATTAGCTTCATCCATAGGAATAGCATTCAATTCTTTATCTTTAGCAGTACCAATCTTACCACCTAATTGTTTAGCAGCTCTCTTTCTTATTTCTATTTGTGATTTAGAAACACCAGCACCAAACCCCTGTGATGCTGCCAAATTAAATAAATTCTCAGTGGTTATATCTTTCATCATTTGTTTTGTTATCTTATCCATTGCTATTGCAACCTCACCAGCGTGAGTTTTGTTCAACCACTTTTCCTCCTCACTCTTAGCACCCCTAACAGCAGCAGCATCCCACAGTTTATTATTAATCTTCTTATATAATTCCTGTGTGTATGGTGCTATCTCTTCAGCAAATGATTCTTTATCTTTATTAAAAGCTTTAACATACTTTCCTCTACCCAACCACTCTCTACCAGTTACAGCAGTCCAATACTTCTTCTTTAAATCAGAGAATTTAGAGCTGTTTCTGATAGCATTCAATTCTTTAATACCAGTCATATCAGTTTCTTTTATTATCCACTGATAGTTCTCTGTACCCATCGACCCATATCTTGCACCAGCACCAGACCCACCTTCAATCTCAAGTCTTGCACCACCAGATTTAACTGTCTTTGTTTTTATAGATCCATTGATATAATCTTTCTTTACTACCTTACCTGTCTCTATATTAACCTTATCAACTGCAAATCTAATCTTAGCATCCTGATTACTATCAGTAAATTCTATCTTAGTATATCTAACAACCTTCTTAACAGCATCAAACTTATCATTCTCAAAAGTAATTACAACTCTACCACCACTAGGTGCTTTCAATGAGACAGGGAATATATTACCCCTCCTAAATTGATCACGAATAAAATTATTCAACTTATTCATATAGTCAACACAGTACTCTGGATTATTCATAATCCTATTCTTATGGACATTAATAAATGTCTTTAATTGTGCATCACATTTAGTACTAATGATCCATACATCAGATGGATTCCATTTATCTTTATCAACTCTTCCTTTAAATCCTAACTTACCCTTTACCTTCTTAGATATTTCCTCGTATGCCTTGTATGGATTTATTGCTGCTGGTAATTTATCAGCTCTCATAGCACGATACTTACCCTGCCCTACTTTAATCCTACTATTATTAAAAAACTTTTCCATCTGTTTTACCAGATTATTATGCCACCTTTGATCCTTCTGATTTAAAAACTCACCAATCTTACTGACTCTAGACATTAATGCTGGATCACTATTAACATTATCAACAACACCATTAAGCCCTAGATCTCTAGTCCACTTATTAAGATCAGTAGAATTTTTAAAATTATTAAAATCTTTTGGTTCTAATTTACTTTGCTTACCTTTATTCCATATGGCAAAGTAATAGCAAAACATAGCTTCACTAAGAACTTCAACATCTTTATTACTAACCGCCATTAGTCATACGCAGGTCTCCTTTATTATTTAGAAACCTCTATTATCTTATTAAGTCTTTCATATAATTCAGCACATCTTGGTTCTGACTTACGACATTTCCATAGTGTTGTAACAATGTATTCAAAATCTTCATCAGTTAACCAAAGAGGCATAGGATACTTCTTAGGTTTATCAATCCTAGATTCCGACCAAGCATCTGAAATAGAATCCTCTCTCATTATTTAAACCATTCGTTATTATATGATGAATCAGCACCACCGATTAGTCCTGTAGGAACTATATTGAATGCTAAAGAATATCTTGTCTCATCACCTCTATGTATAGCAACTCTATGCTCAAGATAACTAGGGAAGAATATCAATAGTTTATCTCTAGGAGGTAATGACCATAGAGTAGAGCAAGCTAAAGAAGGTTCCCTTGGTTCAATCCAAAAAGATTGAAATTTAGTTAATGGATTTATAAACTCTATATCGGAACTGAATTCATCATAAGTATCAAAATAATATACTCCACTAATCAAAGAATTATAATGACTGTGGACCTGTGATGATGAACCTGGTTGAACTTCAGTAATCCAAGATGTTGTTATAGCAAAGTCGTGTTGGTATTTAAAAAATTCATCTGCAACCATCTTCCACTTGTCCAATATAATATCTCTTACTCTAGGATATTTTTCTAGGACACGAAAACTATCACGATCCTCAATACGTGTAGTTACATTAGCAGACTTTACACTACCAGCAGTTTTTAACTCATCAGTATCTTCCTCAACATCGAGGAAGATTACATTTGATGCGAATAATGGTAGGTATCCTTTCTTAGGTTCAGGCATGAGGATTATATTTTTGAAGAATAGAAAAAACTATTGCAACAGATATTAAACCTATACAAATAAGAGTTAATAAAGTATGCATCAACGATCACCTTTAGCACGATGTTCTGATTTATCGATACTAAAACTACCACCAGGATATCTCTTCTCTAATTTCTTAACATTACCCTTGACTACATCTTCAAAGTCAATTTCTAATGCCATACAAGCTTGTGCTACGTACCACATAACGTCACCCAACTCAATAATAAGATGCTCTCTGTTATCGTTGTTCCAAGGTTTACCTTGGAACACCATCTTCTTAACAATCTCAAGAAACTCACCAGACTCAGCAGCAAGCCCAACGCCAGCAGTGGTAAGACGTTCAATATTGGCACCCTCTCTGTCAAGTTCACCCAGACGGTCAGCAAGACTGACAAAATCTTTAGAACTATTGGATGTGACGGCATCAACAAACTCTTCGTAACGTTTAAAATCAATCATACTTTAATTCTGCAAAGGATTTTTTACCTTGAACTTTTTTAATGACTTGCTCTTCAGCACCAGAATCAACTAGATCTTTCTGAGCGTCTTCGACATCATACAGCCTCATCTTAGATCTGTCAATACCTACGACAAATCTTTTGTTCAAAGTAGGGTCATAGTATCTATTCTTTAACTGCTTGACCATTATTTGATTCTGCTCTTCGAGTTCCTCGGTAGAAATAAGGGCAAACATAAGGTCAGCAGTAGCAGGGAGACCAAAAGATTCGCTGGTGTCGGTAAGGTCAACATCACTACTACCGTAGCCAGCACGGGTAGTTTGCGTAGCAGAAACGATAGGAACACCTGCTTCGACTGCGAGTCCTCTGAGTTCTTCGGCAATTGCTTTGACATAAGTATACGAGTTTACAATGGATCCTTTATACCTCTGAGAGGCACAAATATTTAAGTAGTCTATAAAAATAATATCTGGTTTAACCTTTCTCTTAAGTTCTAACTCATTTAACAATGATTTAAAATGTCCTACGTGAGCAGATGCAGTAGGATACTCTTTGATAATAAGTTTACCTTGTGTCTTCTTAGATAATTTATTAATCTTATTCTCAAACATTACTTTGGGAAGTTCTGCTAGTTTCTGAATAGGAACATTCAAAAGATTAGCATCAATTCTTTCAGCAATTTTCTCCTCAGCCATCTCAAGCGTGATGTATAATACGTTCTTGCCTTGGAGTAACACACTGCTTGCGACATGACACATAAACAAAGACTTACCAACACCAGTGCCAGCGAGAGCAATATTGAGTGTTTTATTCGGAATGCCACCCTTTGTAATACGGTTAAAAAATTCCAAATCAAAAGGAATCTTGTCCTCTTTCTTGTGGTAAAAGTCAAATCGTTCTTGGTAGTTCTGTAAGTAGTCATGTCCTACGTGTTGATCGAATGATACACCTAATGCATCACTTAATATCTGTGGAATAGATCCCTTATCTCTCTTTGTGTCTTGACCGTCAGCAATCTTAACGCTCTCCATAAGCGAAAGATAGATTGCTCTCTCCTGACACCATTTTTCCGTCGTGTCAACAAGCCAATCCAAGTCACCCTTTTCATCAGATAACCCACTTAGTACCTCCGTAATTTCTTTAAACTGTTCTTCACTAAGATCTGTCCTTTCTTGACACTCAATACCTATAGCATTTAAAGATGGTAGAGTATTATAGTTAGAAATATACTCGTGTATTTCTAAAAATATTATTCTATACGTCTTAATAGTAAAGTACTCAGACTTAAGAAATGGTATAACCTTACGAACATACTTCTCATTGTAGACAAGACTACTGAGAATAGTGAGTTCTAAATCGTTCATACGTAGTGAAGATAAGTACCGACAATGTATTTTTTATCAGACACAGGTGGACGACCTGAGTGTCTGTACTGCCAAGTAGCAGGGAACATAAGTATTCTACCACATTTTGGCTGAACTGCATAGTCTATCTTGGGGAAGTTTGTTTCTCCTCCAAGAGATACATCATTAAGGTAGAGAAAACACACGCAAAATCTACGAGCAGAATCATAATTCTGCACATCCACATGATCTTTAAACTGATCATACTCATTGTTATTATAGTATTTTAAACGATTTTCTTCAAAGGCATACTTCGCAGGAAAATCTGAATAGAGATCTAAGTCTTCAACATATAACTGAACAGCATCAGTAAAAACAGATGTTAACTGTTTCTGAATACCCATCCACAAATGATCTTTAGCATTAAACCTCTGTGATATATTTAACTCGTAGAAGGATGGTCTTTGTTCTCTATCAAGATATGTTGCATTATCAGATGACTTACCGTATGCCTCTATTACAGCACCACAAAAAGTTTCATCTACTAGACCATCATAGGTTCTAACATAATCTTTAAGTTCAGCTACCATATTTAAACTCCTTTGATGCACATTCATCTAATGCTTGCATTATCTCTGGTGTAAAATAGGTTTCTGGATCTGATAGAATCTGTTTGGCATATATCTTCTTTCCATTAAACTCATATCTTCCAGCAACATTCTTCCATAGACCATACTTCTCACCCAATTCTAATAGACCATAGTGTTTATCTAGACCTTTATCGTAGTACAACCTCACCTCTACTTGATTATTCTCTTTAGTTAATCTAGCTTTAGCTGTTTTGCATTTAATAATATTTCCCACAACCTCTTTACCATCCTTCTCTTTCTTTTTAGATAGATATATGATTGTGCTTGCTGCGTATTTGAGTCCACTTCCACCTCCCATTTCCTTAGTAGGGATATATGCACCAACTACATCATATGTATGATTAGTAACCAACAATGGGACGTTTGCTTTACCTAATTTAAGAGTAAGAACCCTAAAGATTGACTTAACAATCTGTGCTCTAGTCATATCACGAGTCTCTTTACCTGCTTCAGCATCCTCAACTTCCTTAGTTGTAGATAACATACCAAGAGAATCTAAAACAAACATTAAGGGTTGTCTCTTGTCAGCAGGTTGTTCTAAATATTTGTCTAATATTCTGATGGATTGTGTTCTAAATTCCTGTACTGTAGTAACAGGGACAATCATCATACGAGAAGAATCAATACCTCTATCTTCAATCTGTTCTTTACTTAATGCAGATTCAGACTCAAAGTAAATAACGCCAGCATTAGGATTAGATTCGAGAAAATGCTGTACAACGCCAAGACAGAAAAATGTTTTGCCAGTACTTGACTCACCTGCAATAGCTGTGATCTTGTTCCCTGGAATACCTCCGTAGATACTTCCTGAGACAAGTCCGTTAAAGATATACGAACCTGTATCGATAAAATTACTAGTGTCACCAGCAGCAACACCATCACTGACCAGAGCAGCATATTCATTGCC